TAATAACAAAGCCCCTGCTTGTGAAAGTCGGGGCTTTGTGCATAAAAAAAGAAGGTGCGCATTTTGACACACCTTCCAACTTTTATTATGAGATTGGCTTCTACTCCAAAATCACAGGGCAAAGATAGGAAAATAGAATATATGGCACATTACTGGATGGTATAATGTGCCATTTTTATTCATTAAGCTGATTTCTTTTTGGAATCCAAAAGCTTAGGAAGGTAATCTAAAGCTTTCGTATCTCTTGCGGAGAAATATTTTTCTGCGTGTTTAGGAATCCACTCTTCATCCACATATTGAATAAAAATAGGCAAAAGGGCATTTTCATATTGCCTTGCATCTAATTCCATTCCACTCGGGAATTTATGTTTGTAAGATTTGTACTTGCCTGCTAATTCAGAATAGTTAAGCTTTAAATAGGTAGCAAAACATTTACCCACGCTCACATCTGGGCGGATTTCCTTTCCATCGAAAGCTTTGTTAGGGATTTCGTACCCAACATGATGGAATCTTCCGTAAAGTCTAACAAACAGTTCGTTTATAACAGAAAAATACCCTTTATCCACTCGATCCCAATTATCATTGTACCTTATTACAAAATTAGGGATTTCACTTCTGTCTATACTATAACGTCCGGTTTTCCTTATTGAAGGAATTACAACTTTAGTAATCCATTTGCAGAACTTCTTAGCAAATGGTTTCCTACTCTTGAATACTAAGGAATATAAACCACTCTCACTGATTAGATTAACTCTCCGATTTTGACCTGCCCTAAGTATTACTGAGGTCAGCTTTTCATCTTCATCAAGAGAAGACAAAGATTCGGTAGTGTTAGTCAACCCTAATAAATTACATACATCGGAAGCTACAAACCACGGTTCACCATTAATTTCAATAGTTAAAATATCTGTTGATACATTTGAAATGGAACTTCCATCCATTTCATCGTACTTAAAAATTAAATAATTCATTTCTTTCTTATAAACTTTTAAAAATATTAATTATCCCATCCATCCAACTGGGTATGGCAAATATACATTTTGTTGTCTACAAAAACAAGAAAATGTAATAATAAAAAAGGACAATTACCTTCACAGGCAATTGTCCTCATAGGGATAATATTTATTTATTTTTAAAAGTTTCAGACAATATTAATGTGTATGGAAATATTACCTTTCCAGTTGTATACTGCAAAGGTAATATTTTATTTTGAATAAATGTATGTTTACAGGCAAAAATAAAAGTGATTTTGCAAAAAAATAGATGCAACCAAGTTTCTTAATAAAACGCCCCGACTCATCACGAGCCGGAGTAGTCCAATTTATAAATTTAAAGTTTTATGATGAAGATTGTCTTTTGCGCCAATGTTTTACTATTAGTATAACGACAATCAAAACGGTTACACAAACACAGACAAAACCGATTTGTTTAGGCAGCATGGATTCTTTTTTCTCTTTTATGGTTTCTGACCGGTTTTCCTCACGGATATCGGAAGTGGTTTCCTTGTCAGCTTTCACTTTCGTACTGTCTTTGGTTGCAGTTTCCTTTTTTCTATTCTTGCTGAAATCACCCTCTACGTGACCGTCAGCCAGTAACGGAGGTTTTCCGGTCAGGCTGTCGGGCGGTTTTCTTGTATCATAAATCCGAAAATCAATTACATAGCTGCCATTGGTTGTAAAAAGTTCACTCAAAGAAGCGGTTGATCCGTGTACGATGTTGACAGATTCACGTGTACTATCTTTCTGTATAATCTTAGTGTCTGACTTGACAGATTTATGCGAGCTGCCACATGATCCGAACAGCAGGAACAGACACATGAAAGGAGCCGGCATATATTGCTGGCTTACCCAGTTCATAATTCTAACCAACATAAGAGATATCATTTATGCGGTTCATCCACCCCCGTTTGAACTTGTTGTTTGCTGGGCGTTTCCGGCATATATCCTCGATAAAATCAAACCGTGCAATCTTGATCTGGTCAAACAGTTCACGCGGATTACGGGTATTAACTGCGGCAATGGTCTTGGGACCTACAATGCCATCCACTGTAACACCAAGCAAGCGTTGAGGAATCTTAATTCCGTGCGCACCAGATGCCCAGACCCAATCAACCAATATATCAGCAACTGATTGCGATTTTATCTCATCAGCCTTCCATCTGTCCCAGTACATGGTTTTCAAGATTTCCGTCCATCCCTCTTTTGTGAGATTTTTCAATCTTTCAACTGTAGGCTTGGAATATCCTTTCTTTCGGCAATATGCCTCATAGGTTCCGATAGTCACCCCCATATTGGTAGCCCCTCCCAAATCGTCAGGGTCATTTACAAAACCGCCTTCCCATTTCAGAATAAACGGTGCAAGTTTTCTTACGTCAGCCATACTACTCATTAATTATAATTATTCGATTTTATTTTCTTTGAATTCCGGCAGGATATATTGTATGTTAACCGCTGCTTCATGCAAGACCTTATGAAGTTCATCTTCATTCAAATCCGTTTCATCTGTAAACTCACAAAAGATATTTCCAACCCAATCTTGAGATGAATTAAGCCGTTTAATAGCGACGCTGTTGCATCCATTTGTTGATAATAGAGATTTGGCAACCTTATCCTTAACCTGGTTATCAATATCTGAATAGAACATGAAAAGATTCTTTGCGAGATTTTCTGCAAAAACGGCCACTTCACTCATGGGAAGTGATTGAATGCTTTCACGCATTCCGGCTATACCTTTTCGTTTTACCTCGAACTGCACCGAAAGAAAAGCTATATGCCCCAAGGGATGGGGTTGTACGATATATACCCTGTCTGCTTTCGTTTCATAAAGTACACGCCACAACTCACCGAACACCTTGGCGGAGTTCTCGCTGCGGTGGTAACTTCTTCTTTTCTCTTCTTTTTTAAAATATTCCACTTTTAAATCAGTTAACTTGTTTTTGGTATACTGATTATAGGCGAAATAAGCTGCCAGCAATGTTCCGGCAGCACTAATAATGTTTGCAATATCTATCTCCATTACATTCACCGTTTAATTATTATATGATAAATTATTCATCCTGTTTCCTTTATTTCTCAACTGTCCCTATCTTTCCTGAAAAAAACGCCGAGAATTTATATATATGCAAAATAAATCCATATCCATATTGCTTACTATTCATATTTCACTATCTTTGTCAATACTTTGTTGACCTGATTCTTTCAAAACTATTATTGATTGGATTTAACCTCCCCCCGTCAGACTGTGAAGCCAGACGGGGGATTCCATTATTCGACAGATAGACAATAAAAAAAGAGCCTGATGACAATATTTATTGCCATCAAGCTCCTGGTTACACTGCAAAGATAGTGAAAACTATTCCATATTCAATCCATATTGAAAAAAATAATCAGGAGCAATATTTCGATTATCCGAAGAAATTAAAGAGTCACAATATTAATAGAAAACAAATAGGATTCATGAAATCTACCGGTTGTCTATAAAACCAGATGTTCTCAAGCCTTTATCGGGAAACATCTTTACTTTTCTTTTTCCCTTTTGAACGTTTTTCAAGTCACGCACAATGGTGCTGGAAAGTACCTCCGAATAAATCTGTGTGGTCTTTACGGAAGTATGTCCGAGCAGCTTCTGGACTGTTGTAATCGGAACACCTTGATGCACCAGCAGGGTGGCACAGGTATGACGGCTCACATGGAATAAGATAGGCAAACAGAGCACCGGAAACGAGAAGAAATGATAACGTAATCCATTGGAAACTAACCATTTCTTTATATTCTTCCACTTATAAAAAAAAGCAGGAAAGTGGAGATTATTGAAGATGTTCAGTTACCAAACCGTTAGCAGGTCAGTTACCGAAAGGGAACGAGGTAACGCGAAGTGGATCGGATAATTTAAAACGCCGATATATTACACTGATTGTCATTGTTTTGCATACCGAAGAACGCTTATAAAACAAGTAATTTTGCAACTAAAGTTATAAGCGTATGAAAGTAGAAAAATTCAAGGTTTTGCTCTACCTCAAAAAGAGCGGACTGGACAAGTCGGGCAAAGCCCCGATAATGGGACGTATCACCGTGAACCGGACGATGGCGCAGTTCAGCTGCAAGCTCTCCTGCACTCCAGGCCTGTGGAATCCCCGTGAAAGCCGGCTGAACGGCAAGAGCAGGGAGGCGGTGGAGACAAATGCGAAAATCGACAAGTTGCTGCTTGACATCAATGCCGCCTTCGATTCCCTTCTGGAACGCAAAGGGGAATTTGATGCCGCTTCCGTCAAGGATGCCTTCCAGGGCAGCATGAAGACGCAGATGACCCTGATGAAAATGCTGGATGCCCTCAGGGATGAGGTGAAGAGCCGTATCGGGATAGACCGGGCAAAAGGGACCTATCCGGCATACGACTTTACCTGCCGTACCATGCGCGAGTTCATTGAAACCAAATTCAAGACGAAAGACCTGGCCTTCGGGCAGCTTACGGAACAGTTCATCCACGACTATGAGAATTTCATCCTTGACGAGAAAGGGTATGCCGTGGACACCGTACGGAATTACCTGGCAATTCTCAAGAAAGCGTGCAAAAGGGCTTATCAGGAAGGACACTCCGAGCGGTTCATGTTCCAGCACTACGTCCTCCCGAAACAGACCGTCAAGACTCCCAAGGCACTGTGCCGTGAAAGCTTCGAGAAAATCCGTGACGTGGAGATAGCCCCGCACCGCACGACGCACCGTCTGGCAAGGGACCTGTTCCTCTTCGCCTGCTATACCGGGGTCGCCTACAGCGATGCCGTGACCGTCACCCGGGAAAACCTGTACACCGGCGAGGACGGCAAGCTATGGCTGAAATACCGCCGGAAAAAGAACGAGCTCCGTGCAAGCGTGAAGCTTCTGCCGGAAGCCGTCGCCCTGATAGAGAAATATCATGATGACAGCAGGGATACGCTGTTCCCGATGATCCACTATCCGAGCATGAGAAACCACATGAAGACGCTGGCCGTACTGGCAGGGATAAAGGAGAACCTGTGCTACCATGTCGGACGCCACTCGTTCGCCTCGCTCGTCACCCTTGAAGCGGGCGTTCCGATAGAGACCATCAGCAGCATGCTGGGGCATAGCAACATACAGACGACCCAGGTCTATGCCCGCGTCACCCCGAAAAAGCTCTTCGAGGACATGGACAGGCTTATCAAGGCTACCGGAGATCTGAAACTTGTTCTATAACCCATAAACAATGAGAATCATGAGAAGTACCTTTTCCATACTATTCTATATCAACCGCGGCAAGATAAAGGCTGACGGAACCACGGCGGTCATGTGCCGCATCACCATAGACGGCAGGAACACCGCCATCACCACTGGGATATGCTGCAAGCCGGAAGACTGGAACGCCAGAACCGGAACCATACGCACGGTAAGGGAAAACGCCAGACTGCAGGAGTACCGGAAGTATATCGAACAGACTTACGAGGAAATTCTGAGGACGCAGGGTGTCGTCAGTGCGGAGATTATCAAGAACCGGGTGACAAGGCAGTTCGTCGTTCCGACACACCTGCTCCGGATGGGCGAGATAGAGCGTGAACGTCTCAGGATACGTAGCAGGGAGATTAATTCTACCTCCACATACCGGCAATCCCGGTATTTCCAGAAGTACCTGACGGACTACCTTGCTTCACTGGGGAAGAAGGACATCGCCTTTGAAGAAATAACGGAAGACTTCGGGAAGAATTACAAGGCATTCCTTATCAGGAACAAGAATTTCAGCACCTCGCAGACCAACCGCTGCCTCTGCTGGCTGAACCGCCTGCTGTATCTTGCCGTGGACAACGAGATCCTGCGCACCAATCCGGTGGAGAATGTCGAATATGAGAAGAAAACAGCACCCAAGCACAAGTATGTCACCCGTGAAGAGATGAAAAGGATACTGGCCATGCCCCTGAATGAAGGACGTGCGGAACTGGGCAGGCGTGCATTCATCTTCTCCTATTTCACCGGACTTGCCTATGCCGACATCAAGCAGCTCCATCCGTGCCATATCGGGACGACGGCGGAGGGTCGGCGGTTCATCCGTATTAACCGGAAGAAGACCGGGGTGGAAGCGTTCATCCCCCTGCACCCGATAGCCGAGCAGATACTGTCCCTGTACAATACCACCGACATGCA